CAACTCTTCATCCGACATATTCCTTATCCTGTCGGCATTGGTGATTACTTTGCGGTCTGGTATTCCACTCGTGCACCCATCCAAGCTAAGGATTTCGATATGGTCTAAGCAGATATTTGCATTGCTGCACTCGTTACATTTCATTTTGATTACCTCTCAATTCTTCGAAATAGAATTTTACATCGTCAGACACATACTTAACGATTCCAAACCGCTCCGCCACTTGATAAGGTATGCTGTCACGCATAAGCCTTTTATGTATTTCTGAAAGATACTTTCGAAATCCCTCGACATCTAAAGTGGCTTTATAGTGGTTGCAGCTCCTACAAGCTGGCATGTAATTTGATATATCATCTTCCCCTCCAATTCTAAGCGGCTTTGCGTGATCTACCTGCATATCCTTATATTCGATCTCGCAACCGCAATAACCGCATCTATGGTTACATTTTTCATATACTAAAAGCCGTATCTTCTTTGGAATCGATTTTCTCTTGTTCATCACTATGCATCATCTCCTCCTTTTCGCCCGCTCCACAACTTCCTGCTTCATATCCAGGTAATTGCTCAGAGCATCCTTCTGTTTTCTAATACACTCATTTTTCTTCCGTTGCTCCGTGGCGAATGCTTTGTAGCCTTCACACTCGCCATGGCAACCTACCTTTCTGTCCGTACATCCTTTACATGGATATTCACTCACAGCTTCAACCCCTTCCGAAAACGATACTTCCCGCTGTTCTCCGGAAGAGCTTCTAATGTATCAAGCACGCCCTGAACGTGAGCAAGTGCCCTTCCATGCATGGTTGACGCCCACGAATACGATTTCTTGTTATCCGCTGCCACATCGTCAAGGTCTTTGCCTTGAATGTAGAGCTTGTGCAACACATTGTACTCCTTGACCGGAATCTGCTGAATTACTTCGCTGATCTCGCTCTTAACATCTCTGAGCCTTGCCACATACTTATCAATATCTCTTGCAGCATCGATTGCCATAACAACCGAATCTTCCATCTTCTGATTGGATCCTGACGACTTCACACGCTCTCCATCCGTCTGACCGGACAACGAGCTTGCCAATGTAAGCCACTGCTCCCGTTCAATCATCTTGTTTGTAATCACAGCATCAATCTTCTGTACCTGCTGCAGATAGTTCTTTACTTTCATTTTCTTCAATAACTTCACTCTCCTTTATTTTTGCGCAAAAAAATACCAACCATCGAATACGGATGGTTGGTTCCAATATTATAATCTTAATATTCATGAAGCACATACTTAATTAAAAACTCGTCTGCTTCATCTGGCTCATATTGATCAGGATCATAAATTGCCCTAGAATAATCTACAAATTGAGGTAAATGAGCCTCTGTCATCTTAGCACTTCTGTAACCTCTTCGACGCAATTCATCCAATACCTCATCAGATAATGGTCTTGAATCTAAATTACCAAAGTCGTCCCTCGTTACAATGCCCCTTGATTCGTATGCCTCTATAACATTTTGAATATCTTGTTCTGTAAACATCTTCATTCCTCCTATAGTATGATATAAAAATTATACCACTCCAACCATCAATATTCAATTTTCAAAGTTCGACAAATTTCGACGCTACATCATCTGATCTAATGGCAACTCCATCTGAATTGCCGGGTAATCTTCCCATGGAACGCCTATGTAATCTAGGACTCTTCCCCAGCCATATTTCTCTCCAGTCTCTGGATCTGTACAACACCGGTACATGTAATACTCCCATTCTTTCTGGTTACGCTCTCGCAATTTATCAAATCTATGTGGTCTTTTCTCCATGTGAATGCCAAAGCCACACATACTACATCCGGTTCGCTGTGCTCCTGTAGTCCGAAGATTTCCGCACTGATCCTGTACTACATCGCCGTAAATATCCGGTATAATGCTATCCACCGGCTCATATGGTATTACATTTCCATTCTTGTCTTTGCTGTAAGGTTGCTCATAGTACAACTTCTCAAACACATCCATGTTTTTGTGATACCAATCATCCATTTCCAATGCCAGCTTTAATATGTCATTTCGCATATACGGAGCAAACGGAGCCGATCGCATTGTGGTTTTTCCATAGTAGTTGCATCCGTGATCGGTAAGCGCTTCTTCTCTCTGCCCGCCTTCCGATGCCATCATTCCAAGATACGGATAGCTCTGATGTTCCCTCGCCCAGTCGTCACATGGTTTTTCTTTGAGCCAGTAGCAACAATCATTTGATACTTTGAAATCCGGTTTCTGATAGTTCACTCCTTCATTTTCGTTTTCATACCCCCCGAACAATTTCAACCACTTCTGCGGCAGTTTCATCCGGCTATTCTTCTGAAAATGACCGAGTTCTCCACATTCACCTGTAATAATCGCATGTCTGACAGTTTTATTCTTTTCCGTCGGATTCTGTAACAATGCAATCTTACCTGCTATACGCTTACTGATTACCGGAAATCCAACCTCATTCAATACCTGTGTCTTTGTCTTATATGAATGCAGAATTGTCACACCAAGCGCTTTGTGCACTTTCTGAATACTTGCATCTTCCAGACTTGATACTGATATTGCAGGTACATCAATTCCGATAGATTTCAAGAATACATGCAATGTAATGCTATCAAGTCCACCAACACTGACATGTGCTACTTTCCCACGTTTATCCATCTCCTGAAGAAATTCTATTGCCCGGAGTTCTGACCGTTTCTTTTTTACCTCATATGGCTGATACTGCATGGCAATCATCCGGCTTTTTGCTTCACGCTTCTGATCTTTCCACTTCTGGAATTCCACGTCCGGCTTGTCTATCTCAATATCTTCCAAGAAGTCAAATTGTTCCTGTTCCATATCTACCTCCTACGCAAACATCAACTGTCCATTTGCTCCCTCTGCTACTCTCATATTTGCTGTTCTTCTTGCAATACACATTTCCGGAAGATTTGCCCTCACAAGTGCAGCCGGTATCGGTGGGCATACCGCATTGCCACACCTTCTTACCTGTTCCGTTCTTGGATATATCTTGCCAGTATAATCATGATCAATAATGTAATCATCTGGAAATCCCTGGCATCCATATAACTCTCGTGGCTCCAACATTCGAAGTCCGATATCCACAATCTGGTAATCAACACCCTCAATCGTTACAAGACCAAACCTATCCTTTGTGGTAACCGTGTCTAATGGTTGTTCAATGTCCTGTCCAGTAGCATCACCATAGTATTTGATCAGAAATGCCCGGACTTCTCCAAAATGCCCCGCAGACGTTGTAACTGTATGTAACGGATCTCTTTCATCTTGTCCCACGCATGTCTTATAGAACTTGCTTAGAAACGATGTAACCAATCCGTATCGGTTGGAACCATCAACTGTCATGATCGGATCTCCTATTGTCTGTCCTCGCACTTCTCCATGTGCTGTCTCAGAATGGTACTGAATCAACGTAGGGCTAATAAGACAATGTTCGTTTTTACTCACGATTGTTGTTAGTGGTTCCCTCACGTCCTTACTACGATCCGCAGTAAATCCAGTCTGCCCTATCTGTACAATATACGGTTCCACAACTCCATATCCATGCTTTCCTGTTATAGTTGGCATCGGCTCCCGGATATCGTTTGGTCTACGATCTCCGCTGTGGTTGCACTGAATGATAAACGGCTCTGGATTATCCAAAACGAATTTTTTCAGTCCTCTTGCAATCCGTTCCATCGTCTTCGGAGCCAGCGGTCGTACCGCCCGGATACCATATTTTTCCTTAATCTCTTCAGAAGTGTCAAAAATGCTCGGACAAGGCAGGCTAAAATCAAGTTGCGTGTATGCTCCAACATAAGGTTTAAGCAACCCTGCCTTGACTTCCTCACTGTCCGCCGGTGCATGTGTAGGCTCTGGCCAGACGATTGATTTCCCATCGCAACGTGCAATCATAAAGAATCTTTTTCGCATTGTTGGAGCTCCATAGTCCGCTGCCACAAGTTCTTTGAATTGTACTTCATACCCTAACTCTTCAAGCTGTTTTACAAACCGTTCAAAGGTCTTGCCCTGTTTGTTCTTAATTGGGTGATGGCGTCGGTTTAATGGTCCCCATGTTCTGAACTCTTCTACATTTTCAAGCATGATTACTCTTGGTCTTACAAGACCCGCCCACCGGCAGGCTACCCACGCAAGACCTCTGATATTCTTATCCTTTGGTTTTCCACCTTTTGCCTTACTGAAATGCTTACAGTCCGGCGAAAACCAGGCAAGTCCTACCGGATTTCCTTTGCATGCTGCAATCGGATCTACCTGCCACACATCTTCACAATAATGCTTTGTTCTTGGATGGTTGGTTTTGTGCATCTGTATAGCTTTCGGATCATGATTGATGGCTATATCAACGCTGTATCCTGTTGCCATTTCGATGCCTGTCGAAGCTCCGCCACCGCCAGCAAAATTGTCTACAATAAGCTCTCCATGTATCACTCCATCACCCCCGGCATAAAATCAAACAGTGTCAGCTCATCCATCTCATTTTCTGCTGCCTGTAAATATCCCACACCATCTCGGAAATAATCCGGATTCAACTCACAGCCTTTACCGAAGCGGTGCATCTTAACCGCCGTCATTGGTACCGTCATAAGTCCGCCGAACGGATCATATACGACATCTCCCGGATTGCTGTATCTATTGATGATTCTCTCCACAATATCAAGCTGCAACGGACATACATGCATCTGAGCACGTCTGCGGCTCTGTGTCGTGTTAAGCGTCCGCATCCGGTTGATATCATCCCACACCTCAATCTGGTTCCATGATCCCGGAGCAACCACCATGAATGTTGCCGGCAGTCTGCCGTCCTTATCAAGCTCTTTTGCAAGCTTCACATGCTCTTCATAGTTGTACACGCTCTCTCTGCTGTATTTCCTGTATGCTTTCTGCAGATTATCCACCGATATCTCTTTCAGCTCATCCTTACTGATCAGACGATTGCCCGACGATCTCCAATATCCATGTGCGTCTATCTGCCATTGTGCCCTTGTGTATTCTTCCTTGCTCTTTGATACTGGATCATCTGCATATGCTTTGCTATGATCCGTTGGGAGCTTTCGGAACAATAGGATATATTCCGGGCATCCTACACCCATCTTGGTGCCATCCTTGCACTGTTCAGACCAGCCAAGGCGGTATGTCTGATTATTCTCCCGTACAACATCCGTCACAACGGTGATCATGCCGAAATACATAAAACCATGCTTCATGTAATGCTCGATACAATCCGCATGAAACGGCTCGATCGTCGGCATACCGGTACCTGTCGCATTTCCAAAAAGCACTCTGTCCTTTACATGTACTGCTGCCACTCTGCCAGGCTTCAATACCCTCAGGAGCTCCGGTGTCAGATAGTCCATCTGTTCAAAGAACCGCTCTGTATCCTGATTATGTCCGAAGTCGTTATAATTTGCACTGTACTCGTAGTGATTGCCGAATGGTATCGACGTATGTATCAGATCAACGCTGTTACTTGCCATGACACGTGTCTCTTCCACGCAGTCGCCGTATACCGCTTCATAGTGATTACCTCGCACGGTTCGTTCTTCTCTTGTTCCTTCCACTCCCATCTTCCTTTCCAATCGTTCAGCTTTGTTCGCTGAATTAAGTCCATACTTCTTCACGATCTCAACCATCCGCTTGACCATGTAATTATGATTCTTCCATTTCTCCAGCAATGCTTCCTTGATCTGCCGCTCGTTCTCCATGTAGATAATGTCAATCACAACCGGCTGACTCTGCAAGAATCGGTAACATCTGTGGATTGCTTGAATAAAATCATTGAATTCATAATCAATACCAAGGAATATTTCCCGGTGGCAATACCGCTGGAAATTACACCCCGAGCCGGACAGCGATTTCTTTGTTGCAAACAACCGTGTCTTTCCATTTGAGAAATCAATTACACGCTGTTCTCTCGTCTCATAATCCATGGATCCATAGATATCAACCGTCTCTGGCAACGCCTTCTTGATTGCATGGCGTTCACTCTCCAGGTCGTGCCACAACAAGAAATGATCATCCGGCGAAGCATCTACAATCTCCTTCATCTTCTGTACCCGGATGTCTATGCTGTCCCGCTTAACTGCTGCCGCTTCTTTCAATCCTTCTGCCGCTTCCTGAAAGAGCTGCATCTGTCCGTCCCTGTCCGCTGTATCTCCGTAATGAATCGGTATCTCATGCCATCTGACATCAAGCGGTGGCAGATCGTATCCGACATCTGAGTAGTCAGGATTGAGATCAGACGGCTTTGTAACGAACAGCGCCCAACTTGACACCCACAACCAGAATTCATCTTCCATATTCGGATACAGCGTCAGGTTGTTTGCCTTTGTACTATCCCGCTGGAAGAATCTTGTCAGTGCCTGTCCGGTGTCCATGACTTCCAGATATCCGGCATAGTGTATAAGCTCCTTGTACTTATTCGGCGATGGTGTAGCCGTTGCTACGAGCTTATATTGAACGTTCTTGAATTTATCCAAGAATGTCTGATATGTCTTACTTCCAAAGCTCCGGAGTACACTTGCTTCATCCAGTGACGTTGCAGCAAAGTACGATGGATCTATATCACCATCTCTCACTCGCTCATAGTTCGTCAGCACAATCTGACTGTCACACGCCTTGACCTCGTCCATCGTCCGGCAATACTCCGGCTTCTCATATCCAAGCAGTTCCACCGCATCTCTGGTGAACTCCTGCTTCACTCCAAGTGGCAGAACAATCAAAGCTCTGCCGCCGGTATGTTCTGCTGCCAAATGGCAGAACTCTATCTCCTGTACCGTCTTTCCAAGACCGAATGCTTCAAACAATGCCCGTCGTCCGCCCTTAAGTGCCCATGCAACGGCATCTGACTGATGTGGTTTCAATGCCGGATTGATCTTTGAACGATCAACCGCAAATCCGCTGTCTGTTGCAAGGTCGATTTTGCTTTCTAAAAATTCTCTATATGTCATGTCACACCTCACTTGCAACCAGTTCTCTATTGCACAGCTTCTTGATCTGTCTCACTCGTTCAAACGATATACCGCACATTTTCGCTGTATCGGTCATGCCATATCCCTGCAGCATGCACCGCATCGGCTTCTGTGTTCTCGGAGACAACTGATCTACCATATGTTCAAAATCCATCATCGTAATAAGTTCTCCGATACAATCGTGTCTGTCTTCCAGAAACGAATCCCCATAACTGTCACCATCATCATTTACAATCTTGTCGAGTGATACATACTGTGGTTTCTCGACATCTTTCCAGTGAAATGGTGTACGTACTGTCACATCTCCAAATTGAATGTATCTTTCCACATATCTGTTGATATATATACCGATATAATTTCGATTTAAGTGTTCCAGATCCTTGCTTCTGTCAATGGCTTCCACCAGTGCAAGTACACCTTCCTGTATGATGTCATCGTAATTTGGGAATCCATGATATTTATTCAAATGAAAATACACGAGTTTGATATTCTCCATGATCTTCTGATTTCGCAGTTCAATTCTTTCTGCCTTTGTCAAATCCATTCACCTCCTGTTGAAAGAGAGCTTCCATCTCATCAAGCGCAGATACACGCTCCTGTGTCGGTTGTATACTCTTAGGCATATTGCTCTGATATCCTCGTCTCTGTTTCTGCCTGCGCTCATTCACTGCATTTACTACCCATCGAATAATTGCGAGATAATGAGACTTTGTTTTGTAACCTTTCTCTTCAATGTACATATCAAGAAATTCGATTGCATCGTTACGAATATCAGCTCCGTACTTATCTGCGAGCTTGGTGAATTCATCATCCAACAGCATCACATTTCCGAATGGTCCATATGAATGCTTTGCGGGTGCGCCCTCTCTTTCATTTACTTTCATTTCATTTACTTTTATTTTATTTGTGGGGTTTTTACGGGATTTACTCTCATTTTTAACGGATTTATTATGGTTTTTACTGTATTTATCCGAATTTTGGGTGACTTTAATAAAAGAAGCGGTCTCCTCTTCATTCAAAAGCCATATCTCACAATCAACTATGATTTCACGTCTAAGGCTCTTTGCCGCCTCCTGATAGCGTTTCTGTATATTCGGGGAGGTAATGATAGTGTCCGAACTAGCAAGTGTGATCTCAACGATTAGTGACCGACTAGCCAAGAATGTCATTATCTGCTTCATTGAACCCTCGGACAGCCCAAGGGATGCTATCGCTGCATCCTCGCTGTCCTCATTCCATACGATGTAATAACCGTTTTCTCTATATATCTCCGCAAGCAACCATATGTAGAATATCAATCCATCCGATCCGTATCTTGCACTGAGTGCCCGAATCTTTAGGTCTGCGAAGAAATCCGTGTCAAATGGGAAGTACAGCAATCCTTTTTTTTGCGGTCTTGCCATCTGCTCCTTCCTTTCAATCCAGCTATTTAATAATGCTGGTTGCATAATCCTTATAAACATCTTCAAGCATTGTTCGATTACATTCTACGAACTCGCTTCCGGCAAGTTCCTTATACTCTGCCTGAATCTTCTGTCGTGCTCTTCTGACCGATTCTGTTGTTGGAAATCCCAACTCTCGCATATGCAGGAAGAACTGCTGAAGAGGAATCTTATCTACATCTACGCCGTTCTTCTTGCCAATTTCCTTGTACACCATGTAACATAAGCATCCGTCACTGCTCCGAGTCTCTGGATGTTTCTCAAGCATCGCTTTTACAACCTTATGTGTATCTCTGATATTTGCTCCCATCTTGTCACACCTCCCTGATCCGGATGCCGTGTCTGTAGAGCATCAGCTTCCGCTTTATGATGTAATCCTTTGTCCGGAATCCTTTTGTATCCTCTACGACCGTATCTCCGTTGGTATCTATATAAACGAAATCAGCGATATAACTACATGCATGTTCCACGCAAAACTTCTTCATCTTCACAAATCCATTCTTCAATGTGACCGGTCGCAGTTCATATTGCGATGGAATCAGTTCATATTTGACCTGCATCTGCAGATTGCTAATCTCGCCAGTCTGTTCAAGCAAATGAAGCTCCCGGTACCGCCACGCTTCCTTCTTGGAATCAAATGTAATACCATCAACTACCACTTTCCTGCTTCTGTATTTGCTCATGTAACTCCTTTCCCTCTACCGCCACAAAAGCGGTAGAGAATGACTTACAATAAAACAAAGAATACTGTGATATATATATCTTTGTACAATAACCTTATCCAAACAATGCGGCAGCGGCACTGTTGTTCACCTGCTCCGGCGTCGGCATTTCCGCTTCATCCACCTGTGCCCGTTCTTCCTGCTGAGAGTCTTTCGCCTGTTCCTCAAGTGTTTCCGCCTGCTGTGAAGTTTCTGTAGCATCTACATCTGCAACTGGCTCATCTTCTACATATACCTTGGAACCATCCTCTTTGATGTATGCCATGTCGGATTCAAATGCCGACTGCATCTCGATAGACATGATTCCCCACTTGCTGATCAACTGACGGAGCATCGTCTTGTATGCCATTGCATCGAAGTTCTTATACCAAAAGCTTGAATACATCCACGAATCACGCTGATCATAATTACCGGCAACATAATCTGCATAAGACACCTTATGCTTCACACCGTATCTCGTGTTAATTGCGGTTCTATCTTTTGAAAAAGCCTGTGAGTATTTGTCCGCATGCGCGAGCATCTGATTTTTGCTCCAATACATCGACTTTCGAAATCCATTCACAAGTTCAAACATCGCATAATATCCAACCGTCTCCGCTTTCTCTCGTGCATCCCAGTCATTAACCATCAACTGAATGTTTATTTCCTCATTCATCGGATCAAAGCTGATAAACTCTCCTTCCTTGATAGCCAGCACAGTAAGCTTCTTATACTGACCTGATCGGATTGCAAGCTGAATATATCCTTTGTATCCCATCTGGAACTGTGCAACCTTTGTACCGGCTTTGTTGTCGCTATACGGCACAAGGTAATAATGACCGAGTTGTGGTGATGGGGAAAGCTTCAAGCTCTCTCCCAACAGCGCACCAGACAGGATCGATGGCTTCGTACATTCTGCAAGAGCAGGATTCACGCTGACTGCAGATACCACGCCGGAGATAAACCGCTGCACATTTCCTTTTCCAAGCGCCTGCTCAATATTCGCTTTGATATCCATACGATTTAGGAACCCGGTCATTGTTGTGTCCTGATTCTGCTTACTCTTAACCAAACTATTCTGTACCATCTTATCTGTCTCCCTTCTTTACAAACGCATCTACAGCAATATCCGAAAGCATTCTGGTTAACTGGTCTAAGATCTGTTCAAATCCGCCCTTCTTGTCTGATTCCATCTCTCTCTTATCTTTCTTCATAAGTTCATCACAAGTAGCATCCGCTAATGTAAGAATCTTTTTGTATTTTTCATCTGCATCCTTCTTGTCATAACTTACACGAAGGTTATGCTTAAAACTACCAAGGATTGATGCAATTTCAACCGCACATATACCTTCATTTCCACTAATTATTGCTGTCCCATTTTCTGCTTTTACCATCTTCATATCCTCCTAAATTGCTCTAAACTCTATATTTCTGCTCTGGAAGAATTCTTTCAGGGCAAGTGCATCTTCGGTTGTAAGAAGTGCTGCAAACCGAATCCACTCTTTTGACGGCTCCAGTTCCTGCTGTGCCGGAGCTTCCTGTGGAACAAGATCCATAACCATCTGTTCCGCCGGCTGTTCCAACTGCTGCGATGCCTGCTCCTGTGCAATCTGCTTCGCACGTGCTTCCTCGGCTTCTCTTCTCGCCTTTTCCTCTGCTTCGTACTGCGCTTTCTTCTTGGCGATTTCGGACATATGCTGCGCCTTCTCGATTGCCTTTGGCAGATCCAGCGTCTCTTTGTACAGTTCCAACGCTTCAAAGCCAAACTCCGGGAGCTTGTTGAGTGTGAATACCGCTGTGCTAATCTCGTTTAATCTGGCACGCATCTTCTCTTCGATAGACTTCATCGATACGGATGCATTCAACCACTTCTCATCCCAGATCATCGGGAGCTGCACAAACGATTGAAAACCAATCGTCTCAAAGAGTGCTTCAATCTCCTTGCGCTTCTCTTCCTTCTTGATCTGTTCGAATTCTTTGATCTGTTTATCAATAGACCGCACTGATTCATTCACTATCTCTACAAGATCCTTAATCTTCCATTCAAACTCTTCATATGACTTTAAGCACTCTTTCTTAATCTTGATACGTTCATCGGTCAACACTTTAATCCACTTATTTAATTCTGCTCTTTTTTTCTTAGCATCGTCGATCTGATCATCTGTATACACAAGGTTCTTATACATCTCTGTACTACTTGTGATCTCTGCTTTCAATTCTTCATAGTTAAACTGAATTACCTCCGGAAATGTTACCGGTTCTACTCTTAACTCCATTCATATCCTCCTAACTTAATACCAGCTCATATTGAGCATCCTTACCTACCGAGAGAAGGGACTTGATACGTTCGCTCTCCCGCTGATCCTTCAACTTCTGCTCTGTGCATTCCTCACATCGCTCCTGTGGATCCAGATGTGCACCACAGGTCGGACAGATATAACCATACATGGCATCCTCCTATATCTCCGGCAGTTTCACATGTGGGGCTTTCATATCTTCCACGCATGTCCAGAACTTCCGCTCTTCGTCCGCCAGGTAAGCAATCTCTTCTTCTTTCTCATTTCTGTATACCGTTTCATAGATTGTTTGCTTTGTAACATAACCATCAAATACGGATTTTAATTGTGCTGCGATAACGACATAATCAAATTCCGTAACCATCAGGTAATGCAGCACTTGAACATAATAATTTTCAGGTATGTAATGATCTTTCCAGTTTCTTCTCTGTGAGGAATTAAGAATATTAGTTGTCTTTATCTCTAAAATTCCTTTTTTCCCATCTGGATCTTCAAACCATCCATCAAGACTTGCATGTGCAAATGGATATTTGTCATTTGTCCACATATTGTTTTCTTCGTAGAAAACTTTTTTTTCCGGAAAATCCAAACTAAACAAAGCTCTTAGATGTGGTTCTGCCTGTATGCCATACTTCACATACGGCTTGTCCGAGATATCCTCCGGCATCAGATGAAACGCCTTGTCCTTCCAGAGTTCCACATTTGTCTTGTATGGATTCTTTCCAAGTATTGCAGATGCATCTGATCCGCCGATCTTCGTTCTGTGCTTCAACCAATCTTCACGATTTGGAAGCACCTGCATGGTAACCATTGATTCACGCTCCCTTCCGTGTTATACTTCTTATTGTGTTATTTGTTATTTGCACCTGCGGGATGCCAGTCCCAAGGGTGCTTTTTTTGTAGATCTCGATTGCATGATCCATATCATCATTGTTGGCATATTCAATCAGCTCCTTATAGATTACAGCCACAAGCATCATCCAAAATCCATAGACCATACCAATCCATAACAGCACCGCACCTTCGACCATGGCGAACGTTGCCAGCCGATAGGACCATATAATCATGTTATTGCTCATCCTCTTTCTTCCTCTCTGCTTGTCCACATATTCGCAGGTCGTGCCTGCGGTATCTTATGAACATTTCTTTGCCTGTTCAACAGCAAGTGCATCCGCTACCTTGTCGGTCAGCTTCTTCTTAATCTCTTCCTGCTGTTCTGGTGGAAGTGTTTTCAAATCCACCCATTTTCCATCAACCAACACATTGTATGTATAGGTCATAACGCATCACCTCCTGCATTAGCTTATTCAACTAAGGTCTACAGTGTGCTTGCTTAGGGCTTACTGCGTTCCATCAAAATAACATCCATTGAACAATCAACAAATTCGCCTTATACTTCATACAGGTGCGCCACACCAATACATATGAAAGAAGGTGAAATCATGTCAAATGATATTGTCAAAGATGCTTTAACCAAATGGGAAGACATTGCACTGGCTTACACGGTCAAAACATCTTCTGCAACCACTCCGGAGCAGTTCCTTGATGATTACGTGAAGAATAAGGAATCTTTCAACACAATCAAGAAACAGCACGCTGGAGAATGGATGCTCTAAAAATCAAATCTGGCAATCACAGATAAAACATCTTTTGCCACATCAAGCAGGTATAGAGCATGTTTCACAGAATATTTTTTTGCTCCCAGAGCTTTCAAAATATCTCTGATAACAAGCTCTTCGCCTTCTTGGGTTTCCAGCAAATTGTCTGTCGCTTCCATGAAGTAATAAACCATCTCTTCATCTGTAAGGATTTCCTTCGCTTCCGCAAATGTTTTTACATCTTTCAGCTTCTCGGCAATTACCTCATATTTTGATTTTCCTTCCATGCTTCTCCTTCCCATCAACGCTTGGTATTTGATGAATGCAATGCCTTTTCACTGTATCTCTGTATTGTCTGCTCATCTGGAACAGCATCAATATCTTTCAGATACAGCGTAAGGGCTTTTGTTGATTTCTTATATGCGGCTGCTCTTGCAAACTGACTAATAGCAACCACAATCAGAATTACACATACTAACTCGCTCATGCTTCTCCTTTCTATCTAATTAAATTTGTGATACACTATTCCCAAAAAAGGATGGTGTGTCACATGGTTTACGATTTTGAAAAAATAACTTTAAGTATGAAGGAAAAATATAAGCTTTTTGTTACCCGCATGAGAAAGAAATCCAAAGCTGAATATTTTGGTGATTCCGAATATTACCTTTCTGATATAAAATTTATCCGCCAAAACAGTTCTGGAAAAACAGACATTATTGGTTCATCCATACCAGATGGAACGTACTCTGTCACAAGCAATTATCTTCGCTACCTAACATATCGCAGGGAAAAATTTTTCTCACGAGTGCTTACTTCCGTTATCACACCTATAGTTGTTTCAATCGTTACATCCATATTGACAGTAATAATCCTAAGCAAACTAGGCTTAAAATAAGAATTACTGTTCTATATTTGCGTTCCCTTTTATACAGGTACTCATAGAAAAGAATCTCTTCATCTGTTACATGATGAAATTCTTGAAACCCTTTGTTATCTTCAAGGAATTTTTCTCTTCTAACGTCTTCTCTAATTGATTTCAATTCCTTTTCAGATTCAACAAAGTTTTTTATAAATCCCAATCCTTTCTCCTTTCTATCACTTTAAGTGGATTTTGTGGGCAAAAAAATATAATCTAACGGCATATTATATAATCTCGATAATGTATCAAGAATTGCAAACGATGGTGTAACTGCACCCTTTTCCCAGTTGATTACTGTTTTTTTGCTTACTTTAAGGCTTTTGGCGACATCTTCCTGAGTTAATTTCGCATTTACTCTTGCCGCTGCCAAGCTTATCTTAACATTCTGCAATCGTTATCATCTCCTTTCGCATATCATAATACCATCACTTTAAGTGGATGTCAACACTGAAAGTGAATTTTTTTCATTTTTAGTTGCTATATGTCCACTTATGGTGTATAATCTCTTTTGTAGGGAGGTGGTAACATGCCATACGAAGAATTCAATAAATTGTTCGCAAAAAATCTAAGATATTATCTTAATAAGTATAATATGACACAAGCAGAGCTCGCAAAACATCTGAACGTAGGAACTACATCTGTATATAATTGGTGTAATGGCATCAAATCTCCAAGAATGGATAAAGTGGATGCAATGTGTGAATTATTCAACTGTAAACGCTCAAATTTGATGGAAGATAAAGATCAAGTTGAGGAAACACATTACTACGAGAATCCGAAGACAGCAAAAATAGCACAGGAGATCTTCGAGAACAAAGAGCTCTCACTTCTCTTCGATGCTGCACGTGATGCTTCTCCGGAAGACATCCAAACAGTACATACAATGCTACTTGCATTAAAAAAGAAAGAAAAAGGCGAATAAGTCCGTATTATTGTACCTGCGATATGATATGCTCTTAGTCGCAGGGGGTGATATTACGAACGAAGTATTTGTACACTTAATTGATTTTAAGGGAGCAAACGCAAAAGAAACCGTCACTTCGAACGAAGATGGCAGTTTCTCAATCTTTATCAATTCAAGACTCAATCAGGAACAGCAGACAGACGCTTACTTGCATGCTCTGTCTCACATCACCCGGTTAGACTTCGAGAATAGAGATGCTTGCGTTGACCACTTAGAATATTATGCACATAATTGCTCACCAAGGCATTTATGATATTTACAATTTTAAGGAGGAAGGAAATATGATTTGTCCAAAATGTGGAAGTCAAAACGTTAACGTCCAGATAATTCAGACTGGGGGAAAAACAAAGAAAAAAGGGAATGGCGTTGGTGGTCATGTAAACAATGCCGCAAGAGGTATTACAGCTGTTTGTACGCTCGGATTATCTAACCTTGTATGGAAGAAATCAAAGGGCGGTGAGAAAACGACATTCCAGAACGAATCTGTATGCATATGTCAGAATTGCGGCAACTCTTGGAAAGCATCATAATTACATAAATAAAAATCCCCCAGGTGCTGGAAACACCTGAGGGAACGCAATACATCAAGAGCCTTAAACAAAAGCCTAAGTCTTTGATATAATGCCCTAAGCAAGCATATTATATCATAAAGGCTCTCGATGTACAATTTCAAATTGTATAAAGGAGTGATGTTTTATGAAGACTGTATGCGCTTATATCAGAGTTTCTACAGATTCACAGGAAGAATACTCACCAGATGCCCAGATCCGGCTTCTGAAAGAGTATGCTGCATCCCACGACATGACAATTATAGACATCTATCAAGATCTCGGTATCTCCGGAAGAAATGCCGACAAAAGACCGCAATTTCAAGATATGATTGCAATGGCAAAATCCAAGGAGCATCCCTACGATGCAATACTAGTATGGAAGTTCTCTCGTTTTGCCAGGAATCAGGAAGAATCCATCGTATACAAATCGCTGTTAAAAAAGAATCATGTGGATGTAGTATCTGTATCCGAACCGCTGCCAGATGGCGTGATCGGTGAGCTTGTGGAGCGTATCTTCGAGTGGATGGATGAATACTACTCTATCCGGCTTTCCGGTGAAGTCCGTCGTGGCATGACGCAGAAGGCTCTTGCCGGCGGATACAATTCAAATGTGCCGATTGGATATACCAAAGAAAGGGGACCTGATGCCATCCCACAAATCGACGAATATTATGGTCCTATGGTTCAAAGATGCTTTCACATGTTTGCAATCGAACATATACCTATGACAAAAATCGCAGCGACCATTAACAACTTGGGTTATCGCACAAGAACTGGAAAGCGCTGGGAAACTCGCAATATTACTGATATGTTTCAAAATCCGTTTTATATTGGAAAAATCCGTTGGAACAGTGCAAGTAGCAGACGTACTACGCCACGAGTAGGAGAAGAAATTATCCGAGACGGAAAACATCAACCACTCATTGATCAGGAGTTGTGGGATGCAACGCAGGAACGATATGCAAAAATTACTGCCCGAATGGGACACGGAAAGCGACCGGATATTTACAAGCATTGGTTGTCCGGTTTGCTGAAATGTCCGAATTGTGGTGGTACATTGGCATATCAAAATGGATTGGACACGAAAACAGGTAAACACTACCCCTATTTTGTGTGCTGGAAAAATGTGAAAGGTATGTGCGCAACCAGGAACAGTATATCTGCAGGTAAAGCGGCGCAATATGTACTTGACGGATTGCTGAACATCGTCGAAGATAAAGATATAAAAACAATTGCCCCTATCGTTCAATTTAACCAGGATGAAGCGGCGATTGCAAAACAGATTGCAAGCGTCAAGGCGAAGCTTGGTCGTGTAAAAGAAGCTTACGTAAATGGTATCGATACACTGGAGGAATATAAAGCAAATAAAGAAAAATTAGAAGCAGAGATTGCTCATCTGAAGGAGCTTGTTGTACCCGAAGTAAAACCCAAGACGGTTACAGTAGATGTCATTCGAACTGTTCACGATACTATCATGAATGCACAAAGTGATTCGGAAAAAGCAACGGCAATCAATTCGATCGTGGATCATATAATATACGACAAAGAAGCTGATACAATGGAATTCTTCTTTATTCCGTAA